TTATGTTAATGAGTTTGAATCAAGAGTTACTACAAATATGGATGCTGCAAGACAAGCATTAAGAGTAGCTATTGAAGCTGGTAATGTAGATGATCAAGTTACAGCCCAAGAAAATATGGCTAAGCTTGCTCAAGATGCATCAAGACTAGGAGCATTAAAAAAACTTAATGAAGAACAACCAAAACAAAAAGTTGTAGAACAGCCTTATCAGGCCCCTACACCTAGAAGAGCACAATCTGATCCTAAAGCAGAAGATTGGGCTAGTAAAAACACTTGGTTTGGTACTGATTCAGCAATGACTCATACTGCGTTTGATCTTCATAAAAAATTGGTGGAAGAAGAAGGATACGACCCACAATCTAACGAATATTATGAGGAAGTTGATTCAAGAATAAGACTTGAATTCCCCCATAAGTTTGATAAGATGGATAACACTTCTACAGAAAGAGCAAAACCTGCTCAGAATGTAGCTTCAGCTAGACGTTCGAGCTCAACAGGACGCGCAAGAAAAACTGTGAAACTCTCGCCCTCACAGGTAGCAATTGCTAAAAGATTAGGCGTGCCATTAGAAGACTATGCGAAACAATTAAACATCACGGAAGGACAATAAGCATATGGAAAATGATAAAATAAAAACTTCACGTGCGAGTCAAACAAGAATTAAAGCGGAAGCTAAAAAAACTTGGACTCCACCCTCATCACTCGATGCACCCGACGCACCAATCGGATACAGACATAGATGGATAAGAGCTGAAACTATGGGGTATAATGATACCAAAAACATAGCAGCATCTCTAAGAGAAGGATACGAGCTTGTAAGAGCTGATGAATATCCTGAAGGAGACTTTCCAGAAATGACCGAAGGTAAATTCGCCGGAGTAATCGGAGTAGGAGGCCTGTTGCTGGCAAGGATACCAGAAGAGATCGCTAAGCAAATCGAAGCTTACTATGATCAGCAGACTAAAGATAAAGATGACGCTGTGAACAACGATCTTATGAAGGAACAGCATGCAAGTATGCCTATCAATCAAGAGAGGCAGTCACGTGTAACTTTTGGTGGTTCTAAGAAATAATTTTTTAGTAATTTCTAAGTCCAACAGAATAAAATAAATCAGTACTGGAGGCCTTTCGAGGCAGGTACATAATAAAGGAAACAAATATGTTACAATCGGAAAGAAAAGGATTCGGATTTAGACAAGCCCCTACAGTTGGAAATACTCCAGCTACAGGTGGTCAATCTGAATTTCAAATCCAAACAGCTCCCGGCAAGTCTACGTTCAAAGGTTCACCTGTAAATATACAATCAGCAGGTAACGTCGGATTCCTACAAAACGCTGCGCAAGCAACGATGGATGATGGAGTAGTTGGCGGAGCAGCCTGGTCTAATGCCGTAGGCGCAACTGGAGACATTGTTGGAATTTTCAACGGAGCTTTTTATATAGACTCTACTGGAAAACCAACTTTTGCAAACTCAGTTGTTGCTGGTGTTACAACAAGTAAAGACTACAACACAGGTAGTGATAATATCACTGCTTTTGCAAATACTAACCCTGCACAAGAATATTCTTGCAGATTAGATGCAGCTTTAGCAGCAAATGCTGCTGCAGCACAAGCGCTTCTAAACTCAGAGAATTTCTTCAACCCAAACAACGAAGTAGATGCGGATGCTATAGACGGACTGTCTAGAATCGATCTTAACGTTGCAACAGTTGGAGCAAGTGCAACAAACGGAATGTTTAGATTGGTAAGAAATAGTAATATACCAGAACAGAAAGACCTGCTAGTTGCAGGCTGTAATGTTATAGTTGTTATTCAACCAGACTCAGCATTGTACAATTAAACCCAAATAGGAGAATAAAAACATGGCAATATCAAGAGCACAACTAGTTAAAGAACTAGAGCCAGGTCTAAATGCACTATTTGGACTTGAGTACAAACAGTATGCTAACGAGCATAGTGAAATTTTTGACACAGAATCATCTGACAGAGCCTTCGAAGAAGAAGTAATGTTATCTGGTTTTGCTAATGCAGCAGTTAAACCTGAAGGCCAAGGCGTTCAGTTTGACGATGCACAAGAAACTTTCACAGCACGTTACACAAATGAAACAATCGCTTTAGCGTTTGCAATCACAGAAGAAGCTATCGAAGATAACTTGTATGACAGACTTGCGTCTAGATATACAAAAGCGTTAGCAAGATCTATGGCGAACACTAAACAAGTTAAAGCAGCAGCAGTATTAAATAATGGTTTTAATAATGTCTATGCAGGCGGAGATGGAGTAGCACTAATGAGTGCAGCTCACCCAACGCTTTCAGGATCTTTTAGAAATACATTAGCAGTTGCAGCTGATCTTAACGAAACATCATTGGAGCAGTCTTTAATAGACATCGCTGCACTGACTGACGAAAGAGGCCTAAAAATTGCGGCTAGAGGAATGAAAATGATTATTCCTTCTGAGCTTCAATTTACTGCTGACAGACTTATGAAGTCTGAAGGTAGAACTGGTACAGCAGATAATGATATCAATGCAATCAAAAACATGGGGATGATTCCTCAAGGTTACGTAGTAAATCACTACTTAACTGATACTGATGCATTCTTTATCAAAACTGATGTTCCAAATGGTCTAAAACATTTCGTTAGATCACCTATCAAAACTTCTATGGAAGGCGATTTTGATACAGGTAACGTTAGATACAAAGCTAGAGAAAGATACGTATTTGGATTTTCTGATCCAAGAGGCGTATTCGGATCTCCAGGAGTCTAATAAATAATTTAAAGGGCCGCCTAAAAACGGCCCTTTTTTTAACTACAACAAGGTGTGTAAATGAAAAAAACTACTATCACTATCTGGGCTTATAACCATTATGCAAAATTTAATATTGAGCATAATGAAGATACGGCTAAATCTGTCGAAAATGCAATACTTGACAAACTAGGAGAAAACAGTATAGTGTGGGAGTATCTCGGAGATAACTATAACAACGAGATAAATCGAATAACTTATGAGGAGGTTATTGATGATACAAGACCTATACAAACAAAAAAGGTCCTTGGAGTTGAAGTGGCAACAGGAGCATCTAGATAATAATAGATACACTCTTGAAATGGTCAAGATTGATGACAAAGTAAAAAGAGTCATCACTGACATTAAGCTGGAAGAAGCAGCTATTGCTCATAGACAGAATACTGTCGAAGACGCGGCTCCACAAGTTTCTGTAGCAACTTAGACAAAAGCTACATCGCTGAAATCGCACTTTCTTATCGGGCTCTCTTGCACTCTATTCAAAAATAAGTTATAATTTACGAACTATATATAAATAAACTTTAAATGTAGACGCGTATAGTCGACAATCCCTAGGGACTACATTTATTATATTCTAGGAGGAATATTAAAATGGCAAACACGACATTTACAGGAAACGTAAGAGAAAACGGAGACGGATCTAGAACTTCAATCGCAGGTTCTATGGTAGCAACAGCAAATTTTCACATACCAAATACACTAGCAGCTGGTGATGGAAATGTGCAAAAATCAGATACAGATGTAACTCAAGTTATTTTACCAAAAGGTGCAGTAGTGTACCAAGTAGGTTTTTGGCAAGTTGGAGCAGCAGCAAATACAACTCTTGATCTTGGCTTTACACCAGTAGGAACTGGTCTTGTAGTAGCGGATCCTGATGCATTTTTAGACAATCAACAAGTAGTAACTAAATCATTAGTTGCAGTTGGCGGAGGAACGGCTGGCGCACTTTTAGGTGGAATTTCAAACATTGTTGCCGGAGTCCAATACGGACCATCTATTGTTGGCGGAGCAGGTAATGGTTTTGCAAGAGAACAAGTAATAGTTACTCACACAGCAAGTGTTGCGGGTATAGGTGCAGTTTCAGGTATCCTTTATTACTTTATTGCAGACCCTATCAACGGCGCAGAGTCAAACTAATAATTATTTTTCTGAGGCCCTTCGGGGCCTTAGTACAAAATTAAAAAAAGGAGAATACATATGTCAGGCGGCGGATCATTTTCAAGCGACCAAACAACATTAAACTTAGCTGTAATTGGAGCAGATACTTTATCAAGAGCAGGTAGAGCTAGAATTA